GGTGGTAAAACAACACTTGCTAGGATCATTGCGCGTTACGTAAATTGTGACGCTTTAGTAAACGGAGAACCTTGCGGAGAATGCGATTCCTGCAAAACTGATATTAAAAGCCACAATGATGTGCATGAAGTAGATTGCGGTAATGACACGGGTATTGAGTTTGCAAGAAAAACAGTTGAGCAGGCAAGCTTTAGTCCTAGGTCTAAATACAGAGTTTTTATATTGGATGAGTTTCACTTAGCTAGCTCACAGGCTAAACAATTATTTTTGAAACCCTTTGAGGAACCAAATAAAACTACTATTTGGATAGTTTGCACTACTAATCCTGAAAAATTGCCTGCACCTATTCGTAACAGGATGCAAGTTTTAGAAATAAAGCCAATTGAAATTCAGGATTGTGTTAAAATTCTTAAAAGAGCATCTAAAGGAGAGGGATTTAATCTCACGGATGAAACTCTTGAAGCTATTGCTATGCGGGCAGGAGGACAACCAAGGGAATCATTACAAGCCTTACAAAACGTAATGTCCTACGTAAATGGTGCACCTAATAAACCTGATACATTAGACACGGAAGCTTTAATCCCCTTTATTAAGCAAGCCATTGCTAAGCCCCCTTATGAAATTGCTCAGGATATATTATTTTCTATGTATACTGCAAAGTATGCTAACTCTTTAAAATACGTATCCACTGTAACTACTGATAAAGTAGACTTTACTATGAAAATGGTAATAGACTATCATGCGGAGGCTACAAAATTCCTAATCAATGAATCCCTAAAGAGTGATAATTGGGTATTCAATAGCTGGCATAAAAGACTTTCTAACTTAAAAGCTGAAAAGAAAAATCCTAGTAGATTCACATGCTCTAAGCTAATAAAAGAAATGGTTACTACCTACTCTAGTATTAAGAATTATTTGGTAGAGCCAGATAAGTTATTCTTGGCTTGTATTTTAGATTGCCTAAATATAGTAGCAGAAGATGCTAAAAAGCAGGAGAGTTAAAATGACGACAGAAATTCAAAGAGCTTTAGATCAATTATACCCACCCTTTGCTGCGGATATTGATAAGCTAATTAGTCAGTGTAAAAAACAAGGATTAGCCGTAGAAATATTTGAAGGTTATAGATCCTTTGACAGACAACAGGAGCTATACTCACAAGGAAGATTCGGTTCAAAAAAGAAAATAGTAACAAACGCTGGACCAGGTCTTTCCGCTCATAACTATGGCCTGGGTGTTGACTTGGTTTTTGATGGAGATACTATTAAGCCAGGTATTCAATGGTCATGGTCAGGAGATTATGCTTCTGTTGGGAAAGTAATTAACTCTAAATTTAAAAGTTTAGAGTGGGCAGGTAATTGGAAAAGATTCCCTGAATACCCACACGTTCAAAATCTATATGGTTATTCTGTACACCAATTGAAAGCTATTTATGATACTAGCAAAGATCCTAAAAAATCTTTAGCTAAAGTGTGGGCAACAATTCAGTCAACCCACCCAGTAGCATAATGTATATGAGTAAACCAAAAGAGTTTACTGTAGAATGGACAGAGATTGAGTACTCTCGTTCTACGCCTTTTGGTCCTTTAGATAATAAGGTATGGAAAGTGATTTCTAAATCTAGCTTGAACGCTCTTGGACACGGTGAGGACGTTATAGTCTTTAATCCAGAGCAAGATGAACGAGAGCGTAAGTCTCAGATGCTAAGCTGTTTATACGCTGTACTGAGAAATAAATATAATTTAACTAGGCATACAATAACCTATATGATAGAGATGAATATTTTCTCTATTGACGATAGAAGTTTTGTAAAAAATGTGGGAGTAGACCTTAGAATTTTGTTAACTTACTCGGGAGTATACCCTTCTTCCTTGCAACACAAGTTGGCTAGATTCTTTATTAACATCATAAAGGTTAAGTATGTTTAATAAGATTTTGACTTATGTAAAAAAATTAATATTTTCCTTTTTAGTATTTAGAGTAGCTAACTCAAGGTCTTTTAAAAGTAAGATAAACTCCTTTGATACTGTAGCTTTTAATTTTTGGGATAACCTAGATAAAAAAGATAGACCTAAATTTGATCTCTATTTAAATTCTGTAGTTAAGGATGACATAACTTTGATTCCCAAATATAATACTATGACTGCGAGGCAGAAATCCTTAGCAGTAAATGTTTTACTACTAAGATCCTCAAGTAGTTTATACAAATCATATCTACTGTACACATTGTTCGAGAACTAATGTGATGGTAGATCTTTTAACCGTTGTTTTACTAGGGTCAGCTTGCAGTGCAGGATTGTTGTTTCGTATTTGGTGTGGAGAAAGTAAATGACTATTTGGGAAATTGTAGCTCAAGTATCAGCCTTGGGTATTTTTCTACTGTTGTTTCTAAAGTTCTACACATATTACATAGTAGTGGATATTGACACTGGAGACATATTCGTTACAGAGCTAAAGGTTCCCTATCATTTAAAAATAATTAGCTTATCCAGCATAGATGATTTTAGTTTCATTGAGGTTAATCTTGAAACTAGAGTCATACAGATTAATGATTGTAAACATACAATGCTTATAAAGAATGGAGACTTGCCTCATGATATTTAGAGCTTATTCTTGCACAACGAAGAAAGCAGAAGACTATAATTCAGAAAAATATACAGTTCTCTCAACGGACTTCTCTTTTTCTCTTAAGGCTAAAGATTTTCCTACTACTGACTTTAGCTCCCTTACTAAATTTTTAAGTAAGGAGACACACAAGAAAAAAGTACTACTTTTGAACTCTGCCAGAGTGTATACTAAGTTTAAAAAAGAAATAGAGAACAGTGACATCCACACTGTAATTTTAAAGGATACATTCCACCGACTTTTGAGATTGGACATTTATCCTGACGATTTAAAACCTTACGGTAATGGATTCTGGTTTAATACAAATTCAACTTACACAGGTTTCTAGATGATATATTTAGCGTTTCACTCTCCTTTGATGCTCAAGGATTGGGCCGGGTCATCATATTCTATAGTTATGGACTTTTCTCCTACTGGGGATTTGTCTAGTACTGATAATCTGCTTGCAAAGCTCCGAGAGCAAACGAGCAAGACCAGGTTATTCTTTTGTGATACTAAAACTTTAGCAAGGGCAAAAGATCATCTGGCAGTTAAATCTGCACTAAAGGAGTTTAAGGTAATAGTCTTAGATTCCTTGACTAATTTTTCAGCTAGTAAAGCGACAGTAGCGGATGGAACACAGACCACAAACATTGTCTGGAAATTTTGTAAAATAGATAAAGAATTATTTCCTAAACTAATTGAAGATTTGCCTTATGGGGTAAATGGAGAACCAATGCAAACAATAACAGCTTATACTAACAAAGAAAACTTAGATATTACTTTGCAATGCTTTTCAGTAGAAACTTCTTCTAAATTTGGTTCCTGTATAGAAGCTTTGGTGTTTTATTCAGAATCTGAAAACCAAGCCAGATCTTTAAGGGAATCATTTATTAAATACGCTTTAGGTTTTCTTGAAGAGGTTACTTTTAAAAAATATATTAAAACTTTAGAAAGTAAAAATTACTTCGCCAAATTACTTCGCCAAACATTAAAAGCTTTGGATTCAAGGGATGTTTACAACTTAGCTTTGGCCTTAGTGGATCAAAGGTCCTTCCCTGAAATTGACATTGATACTTCCCTTACTGATTTCTCTGTTAAAAAAGAAGATTATGACTATATCTCAACATTTTTACCCTCACTAGGATTAACACAGAGTAAATGCCTTTATACTATTGAGGATATGGATAATGAAATTTTAAAAAAGAGAGTGTCAGGTGGGGAGCTTATTGTTACTGACTCTATTTTTGGGCAATCATTAGAAAAGATTTTAGAGAGAAGAAACTACGCTCCTGATAATAACGATATTAGACGTTTATTTTTTCAGATCATACAAGGAGAAATAGATCAGAAGGCATACAGTAGATTCCTGAAATTTTATCAGATAAATGATGTTACTGCTCAAAAAGTTATTAGACAAGCAGGAGCTATTTCTGAGGTACACCAGGAAGTAGTGAAAAGAGAACATCCTAACGAAAAAATATTTTCAGACTTCAAAGTTACTTCCTATGATTATGAATACTTTAAGACATTAGCGGGTATTTAGACAATGGATTTTAATTCTTTGCTTCCATGGATGGTTGGGTCTACTACAGCCATCATAGCCTTCTGGGGACAAATAAGTCATCACTTTGCAAGATTCACATCTCTATTTGTGGTTACTATTAAGGTTAATACCACTAAATCATCTAGTATAATAGCATTTTATCTTATTCATAACTATAGGAAAGTAAATTTTGGCAATTCTACCTACGATACGTGGATTGATTACGTAAAACCCCGAAAGAAAAACATGCAGGTTGCTTATAAGTCTTTTGACCACAGTAAGTCCACTTTCCTAGGGAAAAACTTTCCTTTGTTTTTAGATAGCGGTAAAGATTCAACTTCCTTAAGCTTTATACGCGGTACTGTAAATCCAGATGCTTTCATGATTGCCGCTACTGAGTTTTATAATAACTTTGTCTCTATCGCACAGGATGGATATTCCTTGGGAAGATTCTGTACCAGACGAGTGCAAGGATCCTTCGTAAAAAGATTCAATCATTCTGGTAGTCAAGGACTAGAGCAGCGTGAAAGTAGCATTAAGGAACCTCATGTTGAATCTAAACTAGCCATGACACCACTTGGCTGGAAATTAGAGGAGTTAGGACAGGAAAAGGAAAAATCCCCTTTTTCTTTCTATAAATACTCCCAGGAAGTTTATTCGTTAAAGACTGAAATAGAAAGATGGTACAAAAGTAAAGACTGGTTTATGTCCCGTCATGTACCCTGGAGACTTGGCGCATTAGCTTACGGCGGAGCTGGTAATGGGAAAACCTCATTTATCAGGTCTATTGCGCAAGAATTAGACATGCCTATCCTTATCTTTGATCTGAGTACCATGACCAATAGTGATCTTGTAGCTGAATGGAAAAATGCATTAGAGAGAACACCCTGTATTATTCTATTTGAAGATATTGATAGAATGTTCGATGAGAACAGAGTTTTGATTAGTGAGTCTGGTTTGACGTTGGACTGTTTGCTAAATCTTATGTCGGGTGCGGAACCATCTGACGGTATTTTGGTATTTATGACTGCGAATGATGTTTCACGACTGGATGCAGCTTTAGGGGTACCTGTAAATGGTGAGTCAACTCGCCCTGGAAGGTTAGATCTGACAGTTGAATTTAAAAATCCGGAAGCAGATGCCAGATTAGCGATAGCTGAAAAGATACTTAGAGATGATCCTGAATTGCAGAAAACAGTAGTTCTTGAAACAGAAGGTAAATCTTGTGCGCAAGTAGAAAGAGCTTGTGTTGTCTTGGCCCAGAAAATGTTTTGGAAAAAAGATGAAAGACTTGCAGGTTGGAATGGGTTACTTCCAAAAGGAGATAAGACAGATGCACCATTTGGAAATCACTCCCTTAACCAACCTGTTGAATAATTTTTATTTCACTGCTCACGCTATAGCATTATCAAGTATAGCCCCTTCCCTCTTAACTTTAGGTATAATACTATGGCTAATAAAAAAGAAATTTCCAAAATAGACCTATTGTGTAATTACTTGAGTAGAAAACCAAAATGTTTTAATCAACCCCAACTAATATCTTCAAAAGATTTGCACGCTCATTTTAAAGTACCTTATTCTAGAACAGGCGGAACATGGTTGAGTGTATACCTGTCTGCTTTAATAAGAGGTGAGGTTTTAGAATTTGTGGGTGTTGTGGGCACAATGTCTTACTACAAATTTTCAGATGATGCTTTAGCCATGATTAAAGCTAATAAGCTTATTATAAAGTTGTGGGTCAACCATGGTCAGAACTGGAGAGATCATTTACACACATTAACTGTTAAACAAAAAAGAAATATACTATGAACCCGAATGATATATTTTTAACATCAGATCAGCACTATGGTCATGACAATATTATAAAATATTCGTCTAGACCATTTTCTTGCATTGAAGAAATGCACGAGGTTTTCATAGAGAACCATAACTCTGTAGTCAGCAAAACCTCCACTGTTTTTCACCTAGGAGATTTCAGCTTATCATTTTCTGCGATGGAAACTATTTTGCCAAGACTTAACGGCATTCACTATCTTATTGCTGGGAATCATGATAGGTGCTTTAAAAGTCTTGTCAGTGGAACAAAGTCCCCTTCTTTGCAAAAATATCTTGACGCGGGATTTAAAGAGGTTCATAGATTTTATGACCTAGACCTAGATGGTAAGCAAATACAAATGAGTCACTTGCCGTACTTTGATGAAGTCAGAGCAGCTAAAACTTATGATCTTCGGTATAAGGATTTTGCACCCGTTAAAAAGCATGGCAAAGAAATTTTACTACACGGACACCTGCATAATATTTTTACCACTCCCTTTTACGAGAACTCTATAAACGTGGGAGTAGATCAGTGGAACTATTATCCAACAAGGCTTACCGACTTACTATCCTACCATGCAAAGTATCTTCATGACGCTCTGCAAAAATAATTAAATACTCATGACGCTCTATGCAAAATATATATTATATGACCAAAAAATAAATTTGTCGCATAGCCCAAGGAACAACTAATGGCCTACGTACTGCCCTTTTCTGAGATAGATGGTTTGCCGCATTTATGCGACTTCCGTATCTTTATTTTCGGCGCAGAAGTAACAGATTATGTTACAGGCTCTTTATCTTGGACTTCTGCTGATAGAGATGGATTTGGTACTGCTAGTTTCACACTTCAAAATGCGGCAGATAATTTCATACTTACTTTTGAAAATTTTGGCATTACACCTAACAACGAAAAACTAGCTAGCGGACCTGTATTCAGAAATACCAAGGATGCTAAAAAGCCTATTGAGCATAACATGTATTCAGAGGCAGCTAAATTTTCAATTTATAATAAAAAATTAGAATTGAGTAATGGGGTAAAAAACTCGTCTGGGGATAAGCCTTGGAATCTAGGTGTGCGAAATTTAATTTTTCACAAAAACGATCCACTTAGAATTTTCATAAGAAATCCTTACTTAGACAGTGACGAATGGTATAATGTTTTTACAGGTTATGTAGATGTAGCTAGAAAACAAGGTAGTTACATAAATGGTGAGTCAACTATAAGCATTTCCTGTAATGATATACGATCACTTATGAGTAAGATGCGTATTTCAATGCAACCTACTTATGGAAAGCAATTAGCTACAGAATTTCTTAATAGCCCCGACTCCATATTTGCAGATGTGTTCTTGCCTTCCACTAACACTCACCCTTTGGCTAATACTGATTTTCAAACATGTATGGAAATCCTAATTACGGGTCAAGGGAAATTGCCTAGTGGTGGGGCCTCTGCTCAACTTAGTGCCTTAACGAATGTTTTTCAAACTGCTACGGGTGCAGGTAGTACAGGAGCGCCAAAAGGAATTGGCGGATTTACAAAAGGTAGAGTTGTTGAATACGATCAAAATGCTAGTGATAGTGCTAAAGCAAATTTACTTGAAGATTGGTACGCTACCCTATTATTAGGTAGCAACGGTTCTAAGTCAAAACCTACTCCTTTGACATATAAGGAAGTTAGCGCAATAGGTGCAGGTACTTACCCTGACGGACCAAACGCTCCGGATAAACAACAGGTTCATTTCCTTATACCTAAAGGTGGTACAAATGCGGAGTCACTTGTTCGCACTGAGTTTGCTCAAGGCATAGAACAAATAGATTGGGAAAATAGATACTTCATTATTAAAAATCTTTGCTCTGTTATTGATTATCAGTTTTGGATAACTGGTAATGGTGACATAGTTTTTGAATTTCCTATGTATGATAGTACTCCTGACAATTTTGGCAAGAGCTATAAGAAATTTTTAACAGTAGATAATTTCATTATATCCGATGATATTTCTGACGAAGAGGGTGATATTCCAACTGTTATGGAAGTGTCGGGACAAGGCACCTATGCTAATACTGACCATACGACTAGCTTACCTCCCGCAATCCAGCCTAAAGTGGTAGTAGTTTCTCCGGCATTAGCTTCCCGTGTTGGAGTTAACGTGGAAACAGCACAAACCCTTTTTACGCAAATTAAATCCTTAGAAAAGATTGCACTCATAGAATACACTAAGAGATTATCTGAATCTTCAAAGATGTCTATAGAGTATGCGTGGAGACCTTTTATTTTTCCTAATAAACCAGTTTTCCATAAAACTGAGCAACGGATGGGTTGGGTATCCGCTCATTCTAATACTATGCAGGTACATGGCCAATGCTCATCTAATACAACTTTGCGTTACATAAGGCGTAGAAACGACAAAGCCGAATTTTCTTTTATTACTGGCAAGGACTCTATTGCTATGTCCTATGTTAAAGCCTGGAAAGATCAAAAAGGCACAGATTCAGGAATTAAGATAATAAAATCAGTTGAAGCAAGCGAACCTGGATTAGCATTACCCCAAGTATCAAACCCTTTCGCACCATAGGTAAAATATGACATTGAGTAATTTGAGAGAGTTAAAAATGGGCCAGACTCTTCGGATTAAAGCCGAGCAAGATGGACCATCAAAAACAGAGCTACTATCCACTAATATAAAATTAATAGCGGATATGCTAATAAGCATGACTAAGTTTAATGAGACTTTAAACCGTGCATCAGATGAAGTTAAAAATCAGGCTAATACTGCCACGGAAGCTCTTAAGAAAATTCAATTATTGATGACAGACAATTTATCGGCTGAGCAAGCCAAAAAAGATACTACTGCAAAGGAGCAATTATGAGCGTTGAGAAATTAGACAACGAAAAATTGGAAGCATTTCTTGAGAAGAAATTCAAAGCTAATATTCAATTGGTTTTGACCTCTGTTGAAATTACTGACGAAGGAAAAGATCATGAGACTGTTAGAGTCAGTGGAAAATTCTTGGCAAAGGAATTTTTAGACTCCGGCTTTACCTTAGTCTTACCTAATACTAAAAAATTAACTAAGCTACTGGGTGACTAATACTTGGAAACGAACATCCAACAGCTAAATAAGGCTAAGGAAAGACTTAAGGCTAAGGAACAACTATTGGGTAAGCCTTTCGGGGCGTACATCAGCAGCCTTAATCCCTTAACTGAAACCTATACCTTGGTTTCAGCAGGACCTCAAAGGTCAGTGCCTTTTCATCATCCTTATGTTGGACCTACGGCTTGGATCAGAGCTACTCCGGAGGCAGCTTCCTTCCCTATTGTTAGTTATAGATCTGATAGACAAAGCCCTTCCATTATTGACCATGAGAATATTGACCCTGCTCGCAGAATTATTGATTACCAAAAAAAGAAATCTCTATATAGACCATTGCAGCAGGGGGAGTTTGAGTTTTCGTCAAAAGGTTTTGCCCAATCCTATTACGCTGCTCGTGCGATAAAAGAAGACAGAGGGGGTGTAGTAAGAACTTGGGCTAATCAGGATGAACTAGAATCAGGCCAAAAAGCACCCTTACACAGAAGAGTATTCATTCATAATAAGTCTTCAAAACTTGGGGATGAGATTAGAGAAGGGGTAGTAAAGAGAGTCAAGTCGGCTACGGAAACTTTCTTTCCTAAGATTGACGGAACTTACCAAAAAGAGTTGTATGCAAAAGTATATGCATTTCCATCTTCCTCGTTAGGTGGCTTAGTATCCTCAGAGCCTAAGCCTTTGCTTTATATGCGTTCTGGCAATGTAATTGATGACGCTGGTAAAGTTGAAAAGTCTGCAGAGACAGGAAAACCTTTACGTGTTAAAAATATTTATTACACCCCTGATAGTAAAGAGTTTGTAAAAGAAATAGATGAAGAAGGGAACTTAATTGTTAAGTTACCCACGTCAGCTACTCAAGGGGCTATTTTAAAAATACCCGCAGGAAAATTAAATTTCACTATATTCTCCGAGTTTAATATATCTACTTCTGATAGTAAGAATATAATGAAGTTTAATTCAAAGGGTGTACAGCTTGAGTCTGGAGAGATTATACTAGGCAAGTCTGCTTTTGAGTTTATCGTTAAAAGCAAAATGCTAGAGACCAGACTCAATGCTATGGTTTCAGAAATTAATGCTTTCAAGTCGGACTATTTGAAACATATACATCCAACACCAATGGGCCCAAGTGGTCCCTTATTAGTACCTTTCCAAGGTGTAATATCCGACGTAAAAGAAACAGAGATAGCTTCTGCTAAACATAAAGTAGGTGAGTAAATGGTACACCCAGAATATAAAATAGGATTTACGTGGAATGCCATTTATGGCAAACGTACTATAACTAGAGTTGGTTGGCATAAGAAAACTTTAAAACAGGTTTTTGAAGTTTGCACAGAAGGTTTTCCTTTTCCAGACGTATATGATGGACCTAATGATTTATACAAAGCAATGCAGGATGATTTAAAGAATTTACATAAAGGAGTTGAAAGTGAGCAGGGATAAAGTATTATTTGAAAATAAATGGATCAGTGTTATTGAACGTGATGGGTGGTATACTCTTTCTCATCAACCTACTGGTCCTGAGGGTGTCGCTGTATTTGTTTATGATAGCAAGAGGAACAAAGCATTAGCGCGATATGAACATTGTCCCGCGCACTGTAAACCCGAGGAATTTTATATTACCGCAATTACGGGTTCTATGGATAAAGAAGGTAAGTCCCCTTTAGACATAGCAGTTATGGAATTAGAGGAAGAGGCGGGCTTAATAACTACCCCAGGAAGTTTAGTTTCCCTGGGTACTTGCTTACCTATGAAATCCTCTGACTACAAACAGCATTTATTTGCCTTAGATTATGATTCTTCTTTACCTCTCCTAAAGCCTTCGGGTGACGGTACTAAGGGTGAAGAGGGTGCGTATGTTGAGTGGGTTTCACTACCAGAGCTAGTTTTTTGTTCTGCGCCCTCTGTTGGCTTGTCTGTGGCAAGACTTAAAATGAGGGGCTTACTATAAAGGGAAGTCCAGTTGATTGAAGAAACCAAATACAAAAAACTTGTTAAGATCTACAACGATTATTGGTTCTTTGACTTTATTAATGAAAAAATAATGATAACTGGCGGGGAAGGTTTGTCCTCATTTAAAGATTTCAGATATTTTAAATTGAGAACTTTCGATCAAGTTAACCCAGATGTGATACAAGCTGTACTTGACAATCTTGACGATGTTACTATTAATAAGAAAAAATTAAAATTGACTTATCTTAAGGTAGACTAATGGCATTAAACCCAGGACAATTAGCAACAGATTTGGGTTCAATATTTTCAGATCTGGAAAAGGATTCTGTAAAAGAACAACCTTTTGCGGACGCCATTAAAAATTATTTTATTTCAGGCACTCCTATGACTTCAGATAGTGGTAGCTTTCCCTCTTTAATTGTGATAGCTACCGTAATATCTCCTGGTCAATCAGGTAGTGCCGACGGGGAAGGTGGCGTTGACGCTGTTAGTGGTTCTGGATTGGACAAGGATGCACTAACACAAAGTCTAACCACCATATTTAAAGATTTGAGCGCATCTGCTACAGCGCAATCTAAGGCTCAACAGGTTTCTGCTGCCCTTAATACTTATTTTGCGCAAGCCAAAGTATACGTAGATATTTCTATGTTGGTTGGTCCTACTCCAGGAGTAGGAAGCCCTGTTGGTGCAACAGGTGTTTACGTTGGTACAGGTACTGGAAATATTGAACATGGGTCTGGTGCAGGATTGGATGTGCAAGGTTTCGTTGATAGCCTAAAAGCTATAGTGACGGACTTATCCCCTGAATCTACAGCCGAAATGAAAGCGCAACAATTAGCAGACGCTATTGATACATTCGCCAAGACTGCTAAAGTGGATACTACTAATGCAGGTTCTTTCTCCGGTGGTAGTTCAACAGTCACTCCACCCGCATTTTCAGGCGTAGTTACTGACGTACCTTCTTCAGGAGTTTCTTTGACAGGAACAATATCTTAAGGATTTGTAATGGCAGCTAGAATTTGTAAATTCAACCTTGAGCTAGACGCGGAAGTAAACCGTGTTAATAAACAGATAAATGATGCTGCGAATGATATACTTTCAGCTATTGACGCTTTAGATCTGACCGCTGCTACTGCGTCTGCACAAGCTTTACTCACTACTATTGATACCACACTTAAGGCTTCTGGTAACAGCTCCCTCTCATCTGCTGAGGATCTAGCCAACCTAACAGGCAGCCCTACTGGTAAAAAAGAAGATGATCTTAAAAGACTTAATGCTCTAGGTATAGCTTCCTTGAATGGCGTTCTTTACAACACTAATGATTCAAACAATATTAAAAATCTAAGAACTCTATATCAACTGACTAACAGCTTTTCTATATCTAAAGATTGTTTGTCAGGCAAGTATGGTTCCTTCTTTATCGTAACGTATATTCCTACGATAACAAAATATGTCTCTCCCTATCCAAGGCACTTAACCCTTGCCGAATTGTCAGACCTTACATCCAAAAAGGTCTTTTCAGATGATATATTGCAAGTTAAGGAAGGTCTTCTTTTTGTAACCTACTACAAAAGAGATGAGTTTATAGGCATAGATACTTCTTTGTCAAATTCCGCTATTCAAAAGGGAGTTTCGATTGAAGAGATCTCCGTAAAATTTTTTGGTTTAAATTCTCAAATAAATACTTTTTACGTTAACAAGCTAAAAGGGTTAGGATTAAGTTCTGCTCAAATTTCAGCAGCTAATGATGTGGATACTTTTGATATAGAGTCCGTAAAGGCTAACATTGAGTCAATTATAACATTGACCAATAAAGACCCTTTGACTGCTCTAGACTTGCAAAACATTAAATCGTCTCTACTATCCTTGGTACAAGAATTGACCTTTGAATTTTTACTGTTAGATCCTTTGACTATCACTACTTTGGAAGTTAAGAATACAGATGCTGATATTGTTGACATGTTGAATGCTCGTATTGTTACGGGTATAGATTTAACAAGCACCGCAGAATCTGTTAATGCCGCATTAGTACCTTTGCAAAACATAGACCCTGGGTCTTTCACTATTTCAAATGCCGTTTTAAGTGTACAGGAGAATAGCAAAACTCCAGTTCTCATAACTGTACTAAACGCTTTGTCTAATGTAGAAAATCAAAGCCGTGAAGATCTTATCACTGAATTACTCTTAGCTAAGCAAGCCGCGAATGATTACGCTTTGACTCCTACCCGAGCTGACCCTGCTAGGGCTTATGATTCTCCTTCTTCTTTACTGAATAGGAATATTGATATTAATAAGACCTACAGTATCTTCGATGGGATTAACGATGTATCAACTACCGGACTATCCTCAAGTCTCACAGATAACGTTCTAGCTACTCAATCTTTAATGTCTAATTCTTTTCAGGCAGCTTTCAAAGTCACTAACGCATTGAATACCAAAACAGGTGACTTTCTTAGAATACTAGAATCCTCTTTGTCTTTGGGTGTATCATTGAATGGGGGAGGATCATTTGGTAACTCCTTTATAAAATGTGCCTTCGGTTTTAATGTTAGCTTTAACTTTAATCCCTTAGCGGAACTTTTAAACAAACTTACTCCCGATGTAGACTTAGCTTTATCCGCTATAACTACGATGATTAATAGGATACTACTTGAGGTAATGGCCAAGATTGCTTGTCTTATGGAAATGATAACTCCTAATGTTGACTCTCTGCTGGGTGGTGTATGTACTATTGAGCAGCCTAACTTAGGAACCGCATTAGCGGACTTTAGTTTCCTTCTTCTACCTATTGTAACTTTGCAATCTCTACTTCAACGTCAGACTTCCTCAGTATCCTTTATTTCGATCAATTTGCCAAATTTAAGGCTAAGCTTCGACTTTAAGCTAAACTCGTCGGACTGCTCTCTCACAGAGCCGTTATTACCCTCTTTTAGCCCATTTTAGGAGATTTTATGGCTTTAGATTTCCCTGGATTACCAGAAGCATTTGGCCTTTCAGACGACCTAGTTAAGGAATTTAGTCAGCAGGACATTGATAAGGTTTTGAAAGGTAGAAAAGATACTCTGCCTCAATTTTATAATTCGGGTACTAAGAAAAAGCAACAAATATCTAGGGACTTTGAATCGTTTCTTCTGCTGTTAGAATCCTCAGTAAAAAATAGTGCTATAACATGGTTGAGGAAAGTTAAGGTAGTTAATAACACACGCAAAGATAGAGATGAAATTTTGGCTATGGCATTTGATAATGAAATAGCCGATGCGAAGGAACAGTATAGCGCATTGTCCTCTAGTGTAGGTGATTTTGACACTTTCTCATCAGAGTTTAGAGATCCTCGTTATGGTGCTGTTACAGAGAATGGTCTAATACTAGCAGCTATGCAGTCAATGATTGGCGAGAAGAAAGTGTACTTAGATAGGATGTTACATTTGCAGACTTTTAGCGAGTTTACAAAGCAGGCATATAATAGCAGCAAAGCATCCCAGGATACTATAAAAGAGATAGATTCTTGGATAACAATATTAACAGAGTACTTATAGAGGACTAATTATGTTTAACTTACAAAGTTTAAAATTGGGTGAATCTATGATTGTGGCAAAAGGAGATAACGTGCAATACAAAAATCACTCAACACAGATAAACCTTGAAGATATAGCCAGTGAAAAAGATTTCTTATTTTATAATCTGCAAAGTCTAATTTCTGATAAAGATGTTTATAGAGAGTTACCACAAGTACCTAGTTTGATTAGTGACGGAGTACTGATGGATGACCCGCAAGAGGAGTACGGTAAAGAAAGCAGACCCCACATTACAATTCTTTACGGTCTTAAAAATGAGAATGATTATTTTGCTATTAGAAAGCTACTAGCAGAAACAAAACCTTTTGTTATAAAGTTAGGCAAGATTTCATCTTTTAGAAATAATGGGGAGCAGCCTTATGATGTTCTCAAAATTGAAATCTTAAGTCCTGAGCTAGAAGAGATTCACTATAAGCTTCGGGATACTTTTGAGAATAACAATCAATTTCCAGAGTACAAGCCACACATGACCATCTCTTATATAAATCCAGATAGCTGTAAAAATTTGGAGGGGGGCCATGCTTGGCTTGGCACGGAATTTATAGTTAATACTGCGCATTTTAGTCATTGCGGCGGCTTCAAGTTGCCCTTGCCCTTAAATAGAAATTAATAAGAATGCAAAAGAAGCTAAAAAGGATATGTCCTTACTGTAAAAAGTCAGTATCATATTCTCAGACATCCATAGATTATTTTAAAAAGGCCCAACTAGAGAAAACTAGGTGCAAAAAATGCAAATGGGTGGGTAGAAAAAGAATCCACACAGCAAGTACAAAAGAAAAAATATCTAAGTCACTTAGAAAAAAATATAAAACAGGAAAACTAACCTCTAACATGTCAGGTGCGCACTCAAGAAAATCTAGACTAAAAAGATCCAAAACTTTAACAGGAAAATCATTGAGCATACGACATAAGAATAATATCTCAGTAGGAGTCAAAAAGTCTAAAAAACACAAGGCAGCAATGAGAAGACCAGAACTAAGAGCTAAGCGCACCGGAGATAACAATTGCGCTAAAAGACCTGAAGTTAGAAGAAAGTTAAGGCTATATGCTATTAAAAGGGCTAAAGAGTTAGGTGGTCAGATTTGTCCTAGGTATAATCCTAAAGCTTGCGCTCATTTTGACCTTCTAATGTCAAAAACTGATACCCATATTCAACATGCTCAAAATGGTGGAGAGTTTTACATAAAGGAGCTTGGTTATTTTTTAGATGGTTACGATAGAGAAAATAATATTGCCTATGAATGGGATGAGGATCATCATTTTGATGTAAAAGGAAAACTTTTAAAAAAGGATATTAGAAGGCAAAAAGAAATAGAAAAACTATTAAATTGCACTTTTATCAGAATAAAACAACCAAAGGAAATACGATGAATCTAAGCAACTTAAAACTAGGTCAGAGTATTCTACTCAAAGCAAAGGCTGAAAGCGATCCTTCTCTAAAACCACCTAAAAAATGGTATGATTCTATGTATAAGGATATTAAGGAAGGAAATCCATCCTACAGTGAAGATCAGATTGCTAAAACTATTGGTGATATTTGGTATCATAATTTGAGTAAGTCTAAAAAGCAAGAGATCCGCAATCGCGAAGGAAAAACCTACGGACAACCCAAGGCAGCCTAATGAAAACTATCAAGTGTAAAGCAGGTGATTACTTCGTAACACCGTCTGGTAAAAATAGATATATAACAGACGATGAGAAAGTAGCTCAAGATATTGCTTCTGCTATTCTAACGGAGATAGCAACAAAGATGAGAAGCACTGGTAATCAGCTTACTAAATCCAATTTTCAAATAATGATTCATGAGGCGGTAGCTAAAGTACAAACAGCCCAGGATACTTTCCCTGACATCTCACCAAGAGAAAAAATTAGGGACATAACTAAATTCTTTACCGTTACAGACCCAGATGATCCTACTTCTCTGTTCTTCTATGTAGAAATACAAACCGAGGCGGGGGATCAAGCATCCTTTGTATTTGATGACAAAACTTATACTGACCTATCACATCTATTACCTTCCCGAGTTATTTCGGGCATTAATAGTTTTTAAGCGGAGATACAATGGCAAGAACAAAAGACGAGATTATCCAGTCTATATTGACAAACATGGATACTTTGAATCCCTCTGTTGACGTTACACAAGGACCATTATTTGACGGGTCTATCGAACCTTTATCATCTGAGTTTCCTGTGGCTGAGCAAAGGGCGGAAGACTTGGTTAATTTTTATTCAGCAGACGCAGTGAAAACAACTGAGCAAGCAGATATATTTGCAACTAACTTTACTATACCAGGTGGATCAGGCTCTCCCTCCAAAGGCTTTGTATACTTTATCATGTTCACTGCGCCCACTTCGGATATAACAATACCCCAGGGTACAATAGTGTCAACTGAGGATAGACAGTTAGCCTATGCTACTACTTTGGAAACAACTATTGTTTCCTCCAATGCAGCCATCCTCTATAATGCTACACAGAACTGGTATGAGATAAAAGTTGCTGTAGAAGCCATAGCTAACGGACCTGAATACAACCTAGTACCCTATCGTATTCGTTTGCTATTAGATCCTATTACAGGCATTGATTTAGTGCAGAATAGAACTAAGATTGAAGGCGGTGTATCCTCAGAAGATGCTACTCAAAAGTTTGCTCGCGTTCAAAATCGCTTTGCTGGTTTGGACTCCGGTACTCAAAATGGTGTAGCTACTGACGTTAAAGACTACTCTCCTGATGTTATTAAGGCTGTATCAATAGTTCGTGGCTCAGAGAGATCTCTGTTCAAAAGAGTAAGTGACAGACTAGCCCTTGACATTTATATTCTTGGCAGTGAATTGCTGGAAGTTACAGATGAACAGCATGATATAACTTCAACAGTAAACCAAGTTATTTTATCCCACCAACCTGTAACTTCTATTACAGAGGTTAAGTTAAATGGGACTGTAGTTACCAACTATACGCTAGTTAAAGACGTAGGAATATTGAGTGACTCAACAGCTTCCTCAGATAAAATAGTATTCTCTGCCAATTTAATTAATGGGGATGTAGTTAATGTCACCTACACCTACAATTCAATTCTTGAGCAAGTGAGAGATAATGTATTTGCACCCAATGAGGATGACCTGTGGGATGTTGACACCTTAATTAGATCAATGATACCAGTACTAATTAACATATCAGCAAAGATTCAAACAGCACCTTCTAAAAAGATAGACACCGCTATTAATGAAGTATCAGCTGAATTGCAAACCCTCATAGAAAATGATATTCCAGGTGCTGTATATCAACCTGAAATATTTAGACAACAATTACGCAGTACAATATCCGGCCTTACTAACGTATCTTTCTTGAAGTTTACTACCACAACAACTAGCAATGCAGATGTGGAAACTATCGAGCTAAAAAAGAACCAGTACGGAGTTTTGGACTTAAACCTTCTGTCTATTAAATAGGAAGTATCATGTTAAAAATATCTTGGCGCTACCCTGTATTTAACTATATCTACCAAAGATTAATTTTTGGGGAAAGAGATCAGTCAGGTTCAGTCACTTTCAAAGGTATGCCAGACACCACTTTCTTCGATAAAAGATTTACAGTTGTGCCCTATGTTTTTAACGGACAACCTTTCCTCATTGAGACTAACTCCCCCGGGTCTGTGGCTACTATAAAAATAGTGTCTACTACGTCTACCAATGTTAAAAAAGTTGATAGTATGTCTGTAGTTTTGCAGAATAGTTCAAATGTCATTAATATTATTCTTGCCGAAGGATTGAATTACATTACGGTTACTAGTGAGGGGGAGACTGTTAAAATACTCGCCAACGCTAGACACTATGCTACTCTCTTGTACACGTATGCTTCTGAACTATATAAAAATATGGAATCATTTGTAGACGAGCATGAACAGGCTATGCAAACCAAATTTGCTACTAGATTGGTAGAGCCTCTAATAAAGGTTAATCCCTTATTACCGACAGTAAAATCTTTGCAGATGATGTCTTTACGTTTTATTACTAAGACCTACATGCAAAAAGCTATGAAGGAAATAGGAGCTAAAGAGTTTTTATCCTCCCTCACCGTAAACAGTCCTTACTTCTCAAAGCCCGAAGGCTCCACTACTTTTGACCCTGTTAGGTATCCTTTACAAACCTACCAGGAAGCCAAAGCTACAAAGATAGCTCATGTGTGGCTGCCTAACACTCATATTATTCGTTGGGTATCTTTTATTCTTTTCGTAAATAACATTCAAGGATTTTCAGTTAAGGATATTAACGAGAATGAAGTTATCATTGAGAATAATTTTGGGGATCAGGAAAGACACTTATTTGATTTTGATGCCGAAAAGGATTTCTTCAAGTCTAAAGGGTTGGAAGCTGATATTGTTGTTGAGCTATCCAGAAATTTCCCAATCAGTATTGTAGCACCTGCTTATCCGTTTGATTTATTTGTTATGGCAGAGGCACCCTTAGGAGATGCAAGACCTTATTTTGATTCAGGTATGCCTTTTGATATGGACCTACCTTTCGATACGGAGGAGCTTGACCCTGAACATGATGGGTACATTGGACTTTCCCTCGTAGGTAGACTGTTTGATAATAATATTGGCGGAAATCAATTCGCGTATGACACTTCAAAACTGCCCTTAGTTTATGATAAAGGATTCCACTGCCAAGTTGTAGAGATTGATAATACCGAGGTCACAATAAACTTGAATCCAACAGTTACGGCTACCTATGGATAAAGCTTAGTTTAACGCTTTGCAACACAAAATAAAACTCATGACGCTCTATGCAAAATATATATTATATAAACACTAATTTGCAATGCCACAACTAAAATGAGCGAGTTTTACTTTGAGCAATCTCAATTTCAAGTTGACCACTACTTCCTTATTGAAGGATTCTGATCCTTTAAATGCCGCTTCGGGAAAACTATCCACTGGCTGGGACGACCCCAATCAAATCGAAGACGTCGGTTTTAATAGCTTTGATGGCAAGCGTATTGACGTTCTGAATAAAGAACAAGAATTAACTTTAGTACCCCACTTCGCCGTAAAATTCATTATGGCAGAATTCAAATACAAGACAGACGTAACTCTGACCTTGCCCTCCCGCACTCGCAATATTTTAAGCGGCTCCTTAGCTTCAGGTACAGCACCTTTGCTAAACACTATCGTTTCTGGTACACCAGACCAATTTCAGTATGTTTTAGCTGGAGATGTACTCACTGTTATTTCTGGAATAAACTCTATTCCTGGGACTTACACAGTATTGTCGAAACCTGACGACTCTACCCTGGTGTTATCAGCAGATTTCTTAACTGCTAGTAGCTCCGATGTATCATATTCAATTAGTCGCACAGAAGCTCAAAACACTGTTACTTTAAGAGATCAGGAAAAATTATTTATCTCTTATTTACCAATCACTAGCGTAAAGTTTAAGAGTTTGCAGGATTCAAATGTAATTAGACTTTTGCAGTTAGGATAATATTATGGCCATAAGCTTAGACGCAGAACTTACCAATATAGCCAGACAACGCATTGTTAATGCGGGTGTTACTGGCAGAAATCATATTATTGAGGCTTTCGTTTTAGGTGAAGGTGGTCATGATCCTGGGAATCCAAGCTTAGCTTTGACTCCAGACAGATCAGTTGTTCAATTACCTTTACAGACTTTTGGACCTAAGCTATTAACAAGCTCTTCTCACCCAACACCTTTTACTGCCATATACATCTGTGATTTACTAGGCAGTGAGGCGGTTGGACCATTATCCAATATTGGACTGATTGCTAGAATAACATTTTCTCCTATTCTAAACGATCCATTATTAAATACTACTTTTCTATATGCAATAGCTAACATGCCATTGCAACATAAATTATCAGGTGAGACAGACGGTTTCGTCGTCACTGTTAATTTTTAAAAGATACCGAGAGAGGTAACTAGTGACTATTAAGGCAATCTTCAGCTTCCAAAACAATGACTCCACAGCGGATCTAAACTCAAGGTATGCTGACCTAATTAAAAAAGGTTTTTTCCTAGGTGGTGCTGTTACCCCAGTACCTTTGCAATTAAAAGTAGACGTTGCTCCTTTTAAAGCAGTTTCTTTTGATGGCATGGTTTTAGAGGAAACAGTTAGTACCCGTTTGACTGTTGTAGCTGGTCAAACAAACTATGTAGTTCTACGTGCTAAACATTCAAATACTCAAGCTCCGACAGTTCAATGGGAAGTACTTGAAGCTTCGGTATACCTAGCAGACCCAGACATTGATTACCTAATAATTAAAGCCGTTATTGTTTTAGCTCCCTCTGCTACACAAGTTCTGACATCAAATATTAGTTTGGTTCAATCTGATTGGACAGATCCTCTGACCCGTTTCGTTATTAGAGGAACACTTACCAATGCAGCATTTTTACCAGCTACTAATAACCGTGTAGCGGATGCCTACATCATAACTGACGGTACAGGTGATTCTCCAAACTTATATGTCTACAATGGCTTAATTTTTGTTAATATCACACAAGCAGGCTCAATAGCTTCCTTGTTAACATTGCATAGACAGAATCTATTTTCTAATGAGATACATTTAACTGATAACCAAGCTTCTGCACTTATTGGTACATCGGGAACTCCTCCTAGTTTGGCTAATCCTTATGTAGACAATGCAGATCCTCGCATTCCTACTCAAAATGAAAATAATGCATTAGTGGGTGTAGCTAATACCACTTTGGACAGTGCTGTAGTTGCTCCATCCTCCACTAATAAGTTTATTACAGAGTCCAGACAGTTTGCTATACCTCACGAGGTTCTTAGCACTCAACCTAGCACCCCTGTGACAACTTTCGCTCCGACCATACTTGCCCTATCCTCAGCAGGTGGACCTTTCTGGGTAGGCAATGGTGGTTTAGGAACAGCCCAAAGATATTTTTCTTTGTTTGACAGTGACGCATTACAAAGAAAAGGATATATAAACTCTGTAGGTCAATCTGTTAGAATAACAGGTGTGTTTGTGGCACCTACAGTTAGCACCGTATCTACCTACGCTAGAACTTCGGGTGTTGTTACAATTGTTACAACTGCTGCCCATGGATTTTCTGGGGTAGTTCCAAATGTTACTATTAGAAATATTACTCCTGACGCTAGTTTCAATATTACTAGTGCTACTGTAACAGAGATTGATACCGTCACATTCACTTATGTTCAAGCAGGTGGAGATGTATCTGTGACTCCCGCTGTAACAGGCGAGGCATACCAAGCTCCTGTAGAATTAAACCCAGGTGCAAACGGATTAGTGGCAGGTAAAGGATTTTTTCCAAATGACTTGTGGTTGTTCACTGATAACCCTGTAGATCTTGCCTATGCTTTGGCTTATGGTCTTAAAAGTCTATTTAAAGATATTCCACCTGACTCCCTAATAAAAAGAGGACCTCAACCCCAGTTAGATGTAAGAGCTACCTATCAATACTTGCGATATGAAGTTTTCCCTGTAGTAGCTCCTCAGCAGACTTTTGTACTGGGTACCTTTAGCATTATTGGGATTGATGAGTGTTACGATATAGATGTCAAAGAAAATGGCATGGAGCTATTACCAGATGATGGTTCCTTTGCCCCTATCGTAATTGTTGCAGGCGTTAATGATAAGTTAGATTTCTCAGACTCAACATCCACCGTTAGAGTAATAACTATTGCAGCCGGTACGTATTCAACACTAGGTCAATTAGCTACTTTGGCTACTACAATTGCTAGTGACATGACTACCGCTACAAGTGGTGTTGATACAATAACAGGAGCGTTTGCTGGAAAATCAACTCCTACCTTTGTTCCTGCTACGGACTTTAAATTTACATTTACTTCTAATAATTCTCCTTTTAGCTTACTGTTTGGTAGTGGTGTTAACGCATTGGCTTCAATCGGTAGAGCTTTAGGCTTTACCTCAACAGACCACACAGGGGCTAGTACTTATACCTCTGACAATGAAATAGATAGAGGTTATGTTGGCTATAGTAAAGTTAACAATACCACAATTCATTTGAAAAGACCTGTTGCCCCACGTAGCTCTGTGAAAGTGACTAAATTGACTATTGGAGATACATAATGAGTAGTCTTTACGATTTAATAGATGGGCTGTACACAACTCCTGCTCAACCGCAGCAAGCAGATGCCGTTGCTCCTCCTGTTACCTTTGGTAGTAAAATTAAGGACGAAGGTGCTAACGTAGCTACCAAAGTTGAGACTATTAATTTTGTAGGCTCTGGAGTATCTGCTTCAAGAAATACAGATGGTTCTGTTACTGTTACAGTACCTGGAGTTACCGCAGGTAGCGAATCCGCTAC